TCTAGGTTGCCGTGCAATGCGCGACGTTCTGCATAGGGGAACCCAACTGTTTGTAGATACCTGACGATGAGTGTCTCGAAGGATGTTCCTTTTTGTTTACCAGGTGACATTCTCATGTGCCTTTCTGATGAGGTCGCGTAGTAAACCTGACCGTGATTGGTTGCATAGTTTTGCAAGGTTGTCTAGCTCGGCTGTTTGTTTTGCTGACAGTCGAACCCCAATGAAGATTGTTCCGGCTTCGTTGTTGGTTGTGTCAATGGTTCGTTTGGCTGACATCATTCCTCCGTTTCGGCTGGTGCTGGCTTGGATGTTGCTTCTTTGAAAGCAATACGTAGCGCGGCAAGGTCTGATTGTTTTGCTGAACCGAACTTCACTTTGGCTGTTTTGTATACACCGATGGGTGATAGTTCTGCTTTGCCACAGGCCGCATTGAACGCTTCGATTTGTTCTTGGGTTAGTGGTGCGTCAGTATCTACTGATTCTGCTGCGGGCTGGCTTGGGGTTGCTCGTTGTCCGGTGTTGCGGGTAGGTGCGGGGTTGTGGTCGAGGTCTTCCCATTCTTGCTTTGTCCACAAATTGAGGCTGATTCCGAACCGCATGCTCCCATTACGTAATGCGTCGCCGTACAAAATTTTATCCAAATCGGGGCTATTTGATTTTGCTGAACCAATAGCAAGACGTGACACACCGAGCAGTGTGAGTTCAAACCACATGGTTGCCATGTCGTTAACAACGTTCATTGCTGGCCGACCGTTTTCCCATGCGATAGGGACCAAACGCCAGGTCGGGTCAATCTCGATAAGGATGCGGGTGATGTCAGCATGGCCGACATAGGACAAGGAACTTCCGCCCTTGGGTAGCTTGCCTACAATCTTCGGGTCTGGTACTGCGTACTTGTTTAGTACGTCAAGTAGTTGGTTAATTGGTTTGTTGGTTGATGTTTCCATTGTTATTCTCCTTTAAGGCGCAGTGTTCTACTGCTTGTTGTTTTTGTGTATTGCTTAGACAAGTCAGGGTTTTCAATTTGGAACCGCTTGGCATCAAACCATTCCCGTTTCTGTCCCTTCCATGTGGCAACGATATTGCCATTGATTGTTGCTGTTTCTGCCGGACCGATAAGGTCGCACAGTTCTGCTTTCAGTCTGTCCTCTAATGCTTTGTATGAAGACAGTTCTGATTTGACATGCTTCAACTGGGCGATTAAATCGGCAGCTTCTTTTGGTATCTCAACCGGTTCTGCAAGTGATTGCATGTAGCGGGTTGAGATTGTTTCGTAGGTGTAGACAACACCTGCGGGGTCCATGCCTAGCTCGATGGCATTCAACCATTGTGCTGAAGCGTTGATGTGGTCTTCCATTTCGGCGTACGTAATGTCTTGCTCAACAAGTGTGAGCCGGAGTGTGTTGTCAAAGATGGCCCATGTCACGCGGTCTGCATTGGAACAGATGGCTTGCTGGATGCCTTGGATTTTCCAGTAGTCAGGAAGTGTGCCTGAGTATTCACGGCTTGTTGTTTTGACTTCGAGGATGTGTTTGGTTTCTTCGTTCCAACCGTCAAGGGTGGAGATGAGATGGCAACCATTGTCGTCGTCGTAGCAGAACAGTTCTTCAGGTGTTTCGAATTTTACTCCGAGCCTGTCGCCTGCCCATTGAATGATGGTGTCTTCTAAACGGTTGCCTGTTTCCATGGCTGCGTTTGGTTGGATTGGTGTTGGTGCTACACCGGATAACAGTTCAGCTGCGTATTGGTCTTGTTTGACGAATGGGTGCAGGCCGTAAATGGCTGCTGCTGCTGATGCTGATATTCGGCGATTGCCTTTTTCATCTTGGTATCTCTGGTTGAGCCAGGCTTGTGAACCGTGTGGTTCTTTTGATATGCGGTAACGGTGGTTTCCCATGGCGTTGCCCCTTCCTCTGTGTTGTACTGTTACACAGAGTACAGGTGGGGTGCGTCATTGTCAACAGCTGAGAAGAATTATTTTACGAATCATTGCGACGGGGATGTAAAACAGGTTTATTCCGTCGCCATCGTGGAAGCTTTGGAGCAGGGTCACATGGTTTTGTTTGGCACCTGGGTCTTCGGTGGGTACTAGGAAACCTGTTGATTGCACTAGCACTTCGCCATCATCTTCAACGTCTTCGAGCGTTAACCAACCAGCGTCACCCCCGCAAGCATCAGCCCAGTAAACAAGGGCCATTGGGTATGCAGGTGGGTCGTATTCAGTCGTCTGTGGATTCATCTAGGGGTTCTCCTTCAACGCGACATTCGACACAGTACCGACCTGTTTGTGATAGCCATGCTTCTCCGCATTGGGGGCAGACATACAGGTTTCGTGGACTGGTCATAGCCTGATGTTACTAGGCGGCTGGTACCTGGCGGGGTTGTGCTAACAGGGCATCTATCCGTGCCACAAGATGAAGAAGTTGGTCTTCTTCGGTGCCTCTTACCACCACTTTTGATAGGAAATTACGGATGAGAAGCAGGTCTGTGAGTGTCATAGGACTTGTCACATTATCAGCGTCGAATTGTTAAATGTTCCTCTACAACAGTTAAACGTGTTTCTATTCTGTTGACTGAATCTCGAAGGGATGACCCGCCATTTGGAAGCATTTGTTGCTCTACAAATGTCATGGTTTTTTCAAGCCGTCTTGCCCACTTAAAGACAGGAAGGACAAGGGTTCGGAAGATTATGCCGAGCGCACCGACTGTTGCGCCTGTCGTAATAATCCATTGCGCGAACGTCATTCGGGTTCTTCGTTACTAATTTTGACGGCCTCAAACCATACAGCAAGTAAGAAACATATGCAGCCAATGCCAGTGATACCGAACAAAGCAAATAGAATAATCGCCGCATTGCTCATGCTGGTTTAGGTAGGGAACGCCAGGCTGCTTCAAACTTTTCAGGGTCTTTAGCCATGGCCGGAGAAATTTCTAGATGCAACCAGGATGGTGAACCTTGATACGAACCAGCATTGTCATCTTTTGTGAACTGCTTGATGCCTTTTTTCCCTGGTCCTCTACTGCATCTCCATCCAAATCCGTAGTCGCCTTTGGCATACCAATGGATTTCTTCCAGACCGAGAATTTCTGAATGTTCTCCAGCTTCAGACTTGCCGAGGAACCATTCCCACATTTCTTTAGCGACAGTTTCGTTAGAATACTGACAGTCTAAGGCCGCCCCAGTTGCATGAACAGACAAGAACTTTTCCATACCTGGGTCGCCAATTTTTTTACCGGCAGTATGGTCGTTCTTCATCAATCTCAGAGAGTAGATGCCAATGTTCTTAGTTTTCCAACGGGCCGCACATAACGCAGCGAGTTTCAATGTCCCAGGTTGTGCGCCTTTGCCATCAAAACTTGGGTAGTAGCTGTATTTTCTTGCCATAATTTTCTTTCGGTTCACTAAGTTTTTGTATCGTTGTGGTGTTATGATTCTGTTGCCTCTAGCAAGGTCGTTTCCCCTTTCTCCCTTGCTAGGGGCTTTTACATATCTAATCGTCTACGCCAACTCCAAGAGCAATGGCAATAACGTTGATAGTAAAGGTGACTGCGCTGATGATTAGGGCTTTGCTGAGTGCAGCTCCTGACAGGGTGATGAGTACAAGGCCAGTACCTGATGCCCACAGAACTAATGATGCGATTGCGCCGAAGTATTTACTCATGGGTAGCACTTTATCAGTTCCGGCGTTTAATGGCGGGAGCTACTGACATGACTGTTGTGATTGCGATGAGGGCGCGTCGTGTTTTGACGGGAACTGTGGAACCGATTGGTACGTAGGTGTCGGTGGCTCCGCTGAAGATGTCAATTTCTTCTTCGAAACTAGCGCGAACGGCGAGAGGTGCGGATTGGACTGATGCGACAAGTTGTTCTAACTGGGTGTCTGATAGGTCGTCTAGGACTAACGCATCGAAGACTTGGGTTGCTTCTTCGGCGGTGACTGTGGCTAGGACTTCGGCGTTGAGTGCGACTGCGGTGGCTTCAGCTGCGGTGATGGTTGGCAAGATGACAGGGATTGTTGTGGTGGTTGTTGGTGGCACGGTGGTGGTCGTAGTGGTCGTGCTGGTTGTGGATGTCGTTGTACTATTGACCACAGGAATCGTCGTTGTAGAGGTTGTAGATGTTGAACTTGTTGTGGTTGGCGGGATTGTTGTCGTTGTTGGTGGCACTGTTGTGCTTGTTGTTGTCGAAGAAGTGGTGGTAGTTGATGTCGTGGATGTTGTCGATGTCGTGGTGGTGGTTGGCGGGACTGTGGTTGTTGTGGTTGGGGGCAGCGTGGAAGTGGTGGTTGTAGTTGTTGACGTGGTTGTTGGTGGCAGTGTGCTTGTTGTGGTGCTGGTTGTTGTGGTGGTGGTAGACGTAGTAGTTGTCGTGGATGTACTGGTCGTAGACGTGGATGAAGTTGATGTCGTGTTGGCTGGTTCCCCATTGAAACTCAGCTCGTACTGCTCATTCCATCCGTTACCCCCACGCCAAACATCGGGTTGCCAACAGCATGTACCAGCCCGTAAACGGTACCGACCTGGTTGTACCTCTATGGAAATGTATGACTGTAAACCGAAATGGTCGTCAACGCTGACAAGTAACGTTCCTTGTTCGTCGTACAGCCATAGTTGAGGGTCAGACGGATGCCCGTCAACCATGTATGTCCGTGCCTCAAACTGTGTTGGCTCGGTGTATTCAAACCAGTAATCAGTGATACCGGTGATGATTGGATTTTCTGCTTTAGCACTAGAGGCTAGGAACAGGATGGAAAGTACAACCCCTACGAGGGCGTATCGGCTACGCCTTTTTGCCGAAGGCTGCTGCAACTTCTTCTTTAGTGAGGGTTCCGTCTTCAGACCATGAACGAAGGAGTGCTTCGGTTACTTTTCCTGCGGCGACTACGCCTGCGATGGCTGCTGATTTCCAGAGTTCGACTCCGAAGATTGCGCCACCAGCTACGGCTGCTAGTGCGGATGACCCGAATACACCAAAGATTCGGAGGATGAGGGTTTGTAGTTTAATCATGGTTGGTATCTTAGCCTAGTCGTGTTTGATGATGTAGTTGACTACGAGGTATGGCTGGAAGTAGGCTTCTGCCCCGCCTGTGTTGGCGTTGGTGACGGTAATTCCTGTACCTACAGACCCTGAAATACCAGTTGTTGCTGCCACGTTTGAAATACCTGTCGTGGTTGAAGCCGCTGAAAGGGATGTGGTGGATATGGAAGCAACGGTTGGGCTAGTAGACGCACCGTTTGTACCAGCAGCAACATAGTCAGTGACGTTGTTGTGCGCGTGACTTGCAGCAGGGATAACTGTTGTTACTTGGTTTGTATGCGTATGGTCTGCGATGGTGTGACCGTGACCTGTGTCTGTAATGCTATGACTGTGACCTGGGTCTGTGATGCTTACGGTCCCAGAGTTCAATACGGCGGTATTGGCGTGGCTGTGGCTTGGCAGGTTTGTTGTAGCAATAGTGGTTGAACCACCCGTAGCTAGCAAATTCAAAGTTGAGTTGTCACCGATAGGGAAACGACCACGCATGTCAGGAGTTGTAGCACCTACGTATGAAGCCAGTGTTGTGTACCCAGTGGTGCTTGTACCGTCGCACATCAGCCATCCTGTAGGGGCGGTTGTCCGTGCGGTAGCAACAATGGTTCCTACAGGTACAAGAGCATTAGCAACTGCTGTTGCAAGGTCTGCTAACGCAATAGTTCCGTCAAGAATTTTGGCTGAAGTAA